TTGCATTAACGATTTGATTAAAGAATAAAGTTTGGAGGCAATATGATAATAAGAATAGGCAAAATCAAATTAGTAGATACAAAAAAAGAAAATATGATTTGTAATAATCTTTTTCTAATGGTTTTTATATTAATAATTGTTTGGTTTGTATTTGGTTCCCTTTTAATTATGCATACCGAAACACAAGCGGTATATCTTGAAAGGGCTAGGAAATGAAAAAAATAACTAAAAAATGGCTGGAAGATAAATGGGGAAATTGATTTTTTATGAAAATTCATTACGGTATGGTTTGAAATTATTAAAAAAGGAAGGCGAAAAAAATGACAAGACATGGCGTTATTGAAGTGGAAGTAAGCGGAAATAAATTCGAAAACCCAGAGCTTTTGAAAAATGGAAATTAACTTACAAGAAGCTTTTTGTGTACTATTAGACAATTGGTATTTGCAAGAAAAAGAGAAACTGAAAGGTTCCGGACAGCATCATCTTGGTCTTTTAAAAGAAACGGTAAAATCCCAGTGTTGTGTCTTTTTGCAAGGCTTAGAGATATATGTTGAGAAATTGAAGAGAGATAGGGGCATAAAACAGTAAATTTCGGAACAAGCTTAGAGTTAAGAACATCGATAATATATTGACAGTGTTTATAAACAATGTTAATATATAAGTATATTAACTTTGGAGGTTTAACAATGGATCATGAATTGGAGTTATCAAAAAATTATTGGGATTGTGAATGTGTTGATAATTATATACAGCCTGTATCACAAAATCACTGCAATAAATGTGGTGCAAATCAAGAATCGCAACCCCCTAGTCGTGTTAGAGAATTAAAAGAGGCCTGCTTGGAATATATCGTTACTAAAAAAGAAACGAAATGCGGGAAAGATTGCCCAAACTGGACCGGCGTTCCTTCTGGGTGCGCTTGTCTCATTCAGTGATATTGGATTAATTTGGAGATGACAAGATGGAATTAACAAAAAATCAAATTAAAATAATAGATTATTTAAAAAAATCTAACGAAGAAAGCCCTGATGAATACGTTTCTCCTACCAAAATAGGACTGGATTTGACAGACAGAAAAATGAATAGTAATTGGGCATCAAGAATATGCTTGGAATTAGTGAAACTTGGTTTAATTGAAAGGTCAAATAAAGGCCATTATAGAATCCTGGTTTAGTAAAATGCCAAAAAAACCAACAAATAACTACAACATTGAAGAAATTCAAAGAGTGTACAACACTACCGGGAATCATATTTTGTCTCGTACGGCTAAAATACTAGGCTATAAAAAAGGAGCGTTCACTGGTTGGGTAAATAGAAATTATGACAGAAAAACTTTCTTTATAAAAAAGAACAGGGAGTATTAAAATGATGGAAAAAGACATGCAAGGAAAAACAGCAAGAATTTACCCTATAATAAAAACTAATTTATTTGAAAAAATTCTTATAAAGTTATTGGGTAATAGATTTATTATGCATAATGTTGAAATAACGGTACGTGTTGAAAAAAAAGAAATACATTTTGATGTAGGTATTGCCTGCAATGAAAATAAAACACCACTGCTACATAATAGCCATTTTAAATATATCGACCCGTTAAAGTTACATACATCAGTTTTTAATATCTGGCTAAACCGGGGAGTAGTATAACGGAAATACGCACTGGTACCGTAATCAAGAAAAGTGTGATCCAGGTTCAATTCCTGGCTCCCCGACTTCATTATGCTAATTGGAGGAAAAAAAATGCGAGGTTTTTTTGAAATAGGAATATACAAACCAAAAACAGCAAACAACATTGGTACGTTATGGCGAAGTGCGTACCAATTAGGGGCGGCCGGTATATTTGTTATTGGGAAAAGATATAAAAAACAATGCTCAGATACGGTGTGTGCATATAAGCATATCCCATTAAAACAATATGATTCTTTTGAAACTTTTCTAAATACAAAAACATATGATTGTCAATTAATAGGAATCGAACAGGGCGGCAATAATTTAAAAGAATTCGAGCACCCCAAAAGATGCATTTATTTATTGGGGGCAGAAGATAACATGCTACCCATAGATGTTTTAGATAAGTGCCACGACATCATAAGTATAGAATCAATAAGAACAAATTCATATAATGTTTCAGTTACTGGAAGCATTGTTATGTATGATAGAGTTTTTGGTTAATGTTTTTTATGCGAAATTGGAGGCTTAAATGTATCAAAAATGTCCGGTATGTGGAGGAAGAGGAACAGTTCCAGGTGGTTTTTATAGCACCTATAGTCACGGATTGACTACTAGCCTGGAACCGGAAACTTGCAGGCGTTGCAATGGATTGGGGACAATATCTGATAATGAGACAATGTTTGTAGCTACTAAATAATAATTACTTACTGTTTTATTATGAGAAAATAAGAAAACTAATAATAAAAGGATAGGAAATGAAAGAAATATTAAAAAAAATTAACGACATTGTAATATCGTTAATGATGGTATTGTGTTTGGCTGGATTTTTAATTTAATACTAAAGGACTGAAGGGATGAGTAAATTTTGGAAAAATTAAAACCGTGTCCGTTTTGTGGTGAAATACCCAATTTAATATCAAGGGGGAATCAAATTGGAAATAGAAAGCTTCATTATGTACAATGTCAAAATTTAAAATGTATGTTGCTTATTCAAACACTGATGTTCAAAAGCAAAAAAGAAGTAATAAATATATGGAATAAAAGAGCACCACAATGCAGAAATTAGCATTGTTTGAAACATAACAAATTTTTAAATAAGGGATTGCGTAAGGAATTAACGTAAAACCTTAAAGCTACATTAAAAGTATTGTTAATGCTGTTGCTGGAGGAGTGAGTGCAAAAAAAATGAGTTATATTGAAGATTTCCTGGAAGATGAAGAAGAAAGACAGCGGAATTTAATAGAAGAATTAAATAAAATATACGAGGAGTGATGAGATAAATGAACGAGGAGCAATGGGATAATAAAATAATTGTAATAAAAGAAGGCCTGCTAATCAGTATCATAAATGATGTTGTTACGTTTTCTGCTATATCCGGAGCAATGTATTTAAATTATATTTTTTGCGGAAACAGCCAAATTATGAATGGTTTTTTTATACTGTTATTTTTATTTAAATCCAATTCTTATTTAAATAAATATAAAATGACAATTAAAGAGGCAAAGGAATATATAAATAAATTAGAGGATGTCGCATAAGATTGGTTATGTAAATATAATCGGAGGATAATATGCTACACAGAATAAAAATAAAACAATGTTATTTGATTCATATACTAGAAGGAATAAAAAATTTTGAAGTTCGTAAAAACGACCGCGATTATCAAGTCGGAGACAAAATAAGATTTCTACCAATAGAAGATGAAAATTACGATGTATACCTTACTGAAAAAAACATACCTGAATATAAAATAATTTATGTTCACGAAGGTTACGGGATTAATGCAACTTATGTTGTTTTAGGAATTAAAGCAATTTAATTAAACCCCACGAATTCGTGGGTGTATAGAAAGAAATTGAATTTTGGAAGAAATAAATGTTATTTATGAAAAACTTATTGATAGTCTTAAAATGAGCCATAAACTTTTGGAAAAAAGACCAGATTTGTCTAAAAAATATTTTGAGTCTATAAGAGAATCATTTGTTATTTTAGAAGATTATTTTAAAACAAATGAAATAAAAGATCGAAAATAATTAAATAAGGTTAGGGAATATTATGACGCGAATTTTTAAAAATTGGGAGTTTGAGGAAGCTAGATGCTGTGAGTATTGTGCAGTATTGCAGTATTATACGTTTGATTGCCCTAAATGTAAAATGAAAGAGGCAGAGACTAATCTTGATGAAGAGCTAGAAGATATCGTAAATTGGCATCCAAATGATACAGCGTATTTTAAATGCGAAAATTGCGGACAAGAATTTGAAATAGTTAAAGTTACCAGTTGGGACTCTGCGGATATTAAAATGATAAAAAAACCAAAAAAGGAAATATTAAAAACCATCATTAGCCGCATCCCTTTCCCTAAAGTCATAAGATTAAAAATATTTAAAAAGTACTATATGATAACTAAAATAATTCCCGCATTTGAATTCACGGGAAAAGAAATAAATCTTAAAATTAAATGTTTACCTTTTAAGTTTAATTTAATGACTTATGAAATTAAAAATTAAGGTAATGTCATAGTTAACGGTAGATGACAAATAAAATTATTTTATCTAAAATAGCTCATTATGAATATCTATAAATGTATAGGAAATAAAATAAAAGCAATAAGAATTAAATTTGCTTTAACCCAAGAAAGGCTGGCAGTAATGATGAATTGTGATGCAACAACAATACATCATTATGAAGCAGCTAAAAGAAAAATAGACATTTATAATTTAATGCTATTTTGCAGAATATTTGACATCAATATAGGCGATTTTATTTTGTATCCTCAAAATTAAATAGAGAGTTTGAAATCCCTCATCTATCTCAAGGCCAGAGTAGACCTTCAGTGAATAACTGACGTTGCGCGCCAAATTAATTTATTTCACAATCTCCCAAACGTCGGGCACTTTATGATGATATATTTTTCCAGATCGAAGTAATTTTTCAAGGTGCTTGCAAAGGGTTTGTTTTGAGAGCCCTATTTCTCTTGCCACCTGTGCCTTTGTTTTCCCTGATTTTAGTTTTGCAATAATAAGTTCTAAATCATATTCAATTTCTTGCAATCTTCCCATTAGTTTTTTCCTTTATTATCCCCTTTTCTCGGCTGTCTCCTCAAACTCGCAAAGGCGTTTTTAATTAGTTCTTATAAATCCTAACCGTTTTCACAAGTAGAGACGGCTTATTTTTTACTTTAAGGTATATCCTAACTGATCTTGCGATGGTGCACCCCTGCACACTCTTTATTATATTTTCAATTTCAATTTCAATCTCTTCTTTTGTTGCTTTTTCTGAATTATATATTACGGCTTGATAATGATTGTGGAATAGTTCAACCTGACTTCTGAGGCTATCTGTAAATCTTTCACTTTCTCTATCTTGTTCTTCTGCGGCCTTATTTATCATTTGTTCTATTGTTGTCATTTCTCATCACTCCTTTTTTTAATAATTTCAAACCATACCGTAATATTTTTAATAGCATTTTTTCCCTGCTAAAGAACTATAAACGGCACGGTAAAATTGTGCTTTTTTAAATTCTTCTCCAAATTCAATATTTTTCATATCCTGCGGCAATTGTTTTCTTCTTAATGCTGTATGTGCTATACGAATATCCCTCGAAGAACCAAATATCTTGGCCATTTCTAGGATAGATTCACACAAAATAACCACTCTTTTTCTTCTATTATTTTCATTCTTTAAAAGTTCAGATTCTTTCACAGAGATTTCCACCATTTTTTCAATTTCCGCAATGGTAAAGCTTCGCATTGTCGTTTTTTTATCTTCCCATATTTCTTTTACTGTTTTCATATCTACCAACTCCTTTTTTTAATTTTCTATAATTCTATTATAGCCTATTTAATTTACTCTGTCAACTAATTATCGTAATTAATTAAGCGTAAAATGCACCCAAGTTTTCTGGTACATTGGTTTACTTGGTATAACTTAAACGGCCGTGGTTCTTTTCATACTCCTTTTTAACCCGCAATGCCGTCCTTTTAGTTACTACGGGCTCTTTCGTCCTGTTATATCTCGCCAAAAATAGAATGTTCTGTCTTTGGTTTTTTGTCATAGTTACCACCTCCATAATATAGTAATACCCACATTTTGATGTTTTTAAACATCGAAATTTTATGGTGTAATATCGATATGGTATAATACTAATAGATAATGTTAATAAAATAATTATTTTTTATCTAATTTTATAGGCATATATGCTATAATAGATTATTATGCTTAAAAATGAAAATCAAATTTATGTATTATCTGACTACTTCAATCAAGTACAAAAATTAAATGATAAAAGGATAAGCATGAATGCCACAAATATAGAAAAAAAGCCATCAGCAGAAGACATGAAAATTTATATTAAACAAACTTTGAATAAATGGCAGATAGCCTTATATTTAACAATTGGCTATTCTTGTCATGAAATAGTTAAACCTTTAATAAAATATATAGGCAAAATTGCAGAAATAACTTTATCTTAAATTATATATTTAAGTATTTTCAAAATTATTTCTAGAGCGCTTTCGGGCGCAAAAATAGAAAGTAAAATAAAACTTAAAATTATTAATGCAAATTGTGTTTTTCCTGAATCTATCAAAAATGTTAATAATGATTTTCTATTCTCATCTTTATATCCAACAAATCCAGGGATAAAATCAAGTAATAATTTTAATCTTTTCATATTAACTCCTTTAATTTTTTTATTACTTTTTTACTATAAATTCAACTGTTAAGTTAACGTTAGAATTAACCGAAGACGAATAAAATTCCATTGTCCATCTAGTGGCAGCACTGACTGTATTTGTATTCAGTCCCAGCAATGGCGTTGATGTTAAATCAAGAGAGGTAACTGATCCGCTTGATAAATCTATCAAGCTAACAGCCCCGCTATTACCAGATCCCCATCCGCCAGCAGTTATTACGTGCTCAAATACTACCGTAGGCGTTAAAGTTGTTATTTTAACTCGTACATTAGTCGCACTTAAATTATCTGTTGTTATTCTTAAAAAAACCTTGCCACTTCCTAAATAAGCATCGGGCCAAATAGATTCATTTATTGAAGTTTGACATTGAACTATTCTTTGCCAATCAGAACCTGCCCATGCAACTGTTTTGTTAGTAGAAAACATCTTTCTATCAAATATCTGAGTTGTTTTTTCATTTAGAATATTCCAGTTATTACCATTACTCACAATCTGTATATACTGATTCTCAAATACTAATTTTTGTGTTTGAACTCCATCAATTGTTTCCGTGGAATCACCATCAATAATAACAGTATTAGTACTTGAATCTATTTTTTTAATTATGTATGTTCTACCTGTTATGCCTACCGCACTTGGTAAATTTATAGTAACCGCTCCGCCATTTGCATTTGCCAAAATAACACTTTCTTCCGCGGCTGTATAAGTTGAGGTTTTAGAAACCAACTTTAAATTTATATATTCCTGAAAATCTGTACCATTTGGTTTAACTTTGCCAGTCCCATCTGGTATAAAATAGATATCCCCATTGCTTATTGTCTTAATAGCATTTGCTCCAACAACTATATTCCCCGCTAGTATAGAACCCGCAAAAGTGCCATTTAAAAAGGGATATGTGGAATTTCCCAAACTCCCGCCGCCAAAAGTAACTATTCCGGATGATCTCGGAACTATATCCCCATCAAAGGCCGTTCTATATTGATCAAACATTACACCTGTTACTGCTTGCTGCGTAACGGTTCCGATCTCAGATAATGCATTTATTCCCATTTTATTCCCTTCCTTTTTTTATGTATCCGTAACTATTGTTTTTACAGTACCATCGCCAAATTTTATCTTTAAATCACCATCCGATGTATCAATGTATATTGTTGCAAAACCTGAATAGGTGCCTGGCGCAGTAATTCCATCGGTTAGCATCACCCCCCCTTTTCCTAGAATATAGCCATCCATAGCTAAATTTCTTTCCGATCCGCTTATACCCCCTACCTCAAGCCCCCCTTCACCCGTTCCAATATTATCACTACTGGTCAGGTATCTCTCAGAAGAGCCACCGGTAAATGTCATCTGGCTCAACAATTTTAATTGTCCAGATGAAACATTGAATGTTCTGTTTATGTTTAATTCTACCGCATCGGGATCAAGTTTTATGTCGCAAGTTACATTAGCCCCACCCGCATTTTCCGCGCTCATAGCAATTATTGTATTATCACCGTGACTATCATTATTTAGTGTTAGCACTAAATTACCGCTTGTCTCTTTTATTTCCATTTGCGTTGACGGCGTATTTGTGCCAATACCCAAAGAAGCGCCGATATAAACATTAGACAAAGAATATATACCCCAATTATTAGATGCCCCGCTCAATGATGAAATATATATTCCATATTGGTTTGTTGTAGTCCCTGCACCAGAAACATCATTTATGTTTATATGTTTAATATTAGTAATTGTTCCTGCTATATTAAAAGGTTTAGAATTCAATGAAAATAAATCCGTCAAAGTTCCGGAATATCCGGTATTTGTTGCTAAATTTGATTCAAAAGCCGTTAGGGCGGCATAATTATTTGATCCACCGACAAGAGATTGACTATCAAAACTAGTATATGATGTAGCCGCATCTTTAGTATGCAATACTGCATCTTCAATTCCTGACGAATCACCGGACCCAGTAAGTGTTTTTGTTATTAATGCAAAAGGATTGCCTACTTGTCTTGATCCAAATCCTAATTTTAGAAAATCCGTTTGACTTTGATCAGAAATAACATCAGACCATTTATATGTAATTGTACCTAATGAACCGGCAGAATCCGTTACAATTCCTGAAATATTTCTCGGTAAAAAATCAAGTGTTAATGCAGTTCTATATTGATCAACCAAGTCCCCAGTTGCTTCAACCGCAAAAGCAATTCCAATTTCATTTAATGTATTAATACCCATTTTATCACTCCTAACTCTGGACTAAATAATGATATGTTTTCATATTTTTTATGTCGTGCATATATCCCAAATAACCATAATAAATATCAGTTTTCAATAGCATTCTATTTTTATAATAACCAAAATAATAATCGTTATTAAAATAAGTACCCCCATTAAAAACAAGTAGTTTTTGTCCAGAATCAATAAATGCCTCAACATTATATTCAACTGTAACAGAATCATAATAATCTATTACATTCGGCATATAAACAGTTGTAATGATCATTCTTTTTTTGGGTATCTTCTTTTTATTTATAATTGAATTTGAAATACTATTAATAGTTATGGAATTTGTTAGATCATTTCCCTCTAATAATAACAAATTCGTGCCATATAAATTTAAATTATCTTGATCATTATCTTCATTTAAATAAACATTTGCGTCATTGGTATACTGAACACTATTTATAATATTCTGGAAACCATCATCACTAGACTTTATTTCTATTATGTTATTAAAAATCGATTGTTTTACCCCTCCTTTAAATTCAAATGCATAATCTGTAAAAGTAGCAGTATAATAATTGGCATTAACAAATGATTGTCCCCCGTCATTTACAAATAATATTGGTTTATTTGGTTTATAATCTATATAAGAACCAAGAATTATTGTTCTGTCCCTAATAACCAAATAATTATTTACATCAATATACCAAATTGAATTAGATTTTTTACATAATTCACTTATTACGTCTTGTGTGTCCCTCAACTCATAATAACTTATATTATCAAAGGATATGTTTGTTTCCGGATTAATTTTTGTCGCATCATAATTAATTATATTATTTATATTTGAATAGCTCATTATTACAGCAATAATATCTTTTATTGTAGTAGCTCCTGACAAATCGCCAGAACCAATTATATTTTCTTTCAATATCTGAGAATAAGATAATGCTGTGAATTGCAATTGACCATCATTATAATTTATCTTCATTGTTCTTTCATTTATCAATCCCTCAAAAACCAATTCATTTATCTTTACATTGTTTTTGCCATAATAACCTGCTTTATATCTTATTCTTGTGTAATTCCTTGAATAATAACCGGCAAACAAAGAATAATTATCATTAGAATCATTCCAATCCCCGGAAATGTTATTTATTTGGAATACAGCATTGCTATTTATGAAATTCCCAAATTCACTAGCCTCATAATCCAATCTTTTTGTTATTTTTGTTGCTGATGTTGCCAATAAATATTTTGTGACATCTAACCAGCTATTTTCCCATGTTGTTGCCGTTACTTTTCTTTTTATTTCTATATTTTCATAAAATTTTAAATCTGGATTGTTTTGTAATAATTGTTGGGTAACTAAGGTCATTGTTCTAAAACCTCAAAATTTTGATTAGTACCAATACTAGAATCTCTCCCAATTGCAAAATTACCAGTCAATTCTTTAACGATTACAACATTATAAAAATCTTGTAGGCGCCAACCTTTTTGAGTGTATTGATTGTCTGCTCCGCAGGGATAAATAATAAATTGCCCTTCTTCAAACATGCTATTGATAATATTTTGATCATTTGTTTCCATTAATTCTTTTATTTTAAATACACCTTTGTATTTTTTGCTCTTTGTTATTCTTATACTTCCGTAATTAGATTTTGTTAGAATTACAGCTTTTGCCATTTCTGGAAAACAAGTATATCTATTAGGCGCACTAGTTACATCTTCTATAAATGTTCCTATTTCTTTTGTTATTTGAAATTCATATAATTTTTTCTGATCATCTATAACAAAGGTTTTTGTAACTTGTATCCTTATTTTGGTTGTTGTTACTGTATCAAATTCAAAATATCTTACCTCTTGGGCATTATTTGTGTAATTTATTGAAGATGCGGGGCTATCTAATTTAGTTGAATAAACATTAGAAAAATCAACCCAGCCGCTATTATCATATTGAATATTAAACTGTTTAAAGTTAGACATAATAATTAATCTATTTATCGATTGAACATTATTAAATTCTACCTCTATAGATTCCGTTGTTGTATCATCGGATCCGATGCTCACCCAATAACTATCCTTATCTTGATCATACATATTTTCTTTTTTTGTGTCTCCAGATGATACATTTAAAATATTGTCTTTATCCAGAAAATAATTCTGATATAATATTTTCATCATTCCGGTAATTGTACTAGCCATGTTATTCTCCTATAAATTGAGGTATTGTATTAACCAATCTTGCCTTATTATAATTACTTACCGTGCTTTCCGCTATTTTTTCCCCATCTAAAAAAATAGGAATAGTCAAATCATTTCCCTCTATGCTAGCTTCATTATTTCCACCTAAATTATCTAATTTAGAGTTCAAGACTGATAATGCTCCTAATATTGCATCATTTTGAGGTTGCGTTATAACTCTTTCCCCTTCCTCTAATATTGCATTTACTTCATTGTTTTTAATCCTGCTTTTTGTGCCTTTTCCCACAATGCCACCATCATGGAATTTGACCGCATCTATAGCCGCATAAGCAATTCCCGCCGCCGCGGTTATACCGGCTATTTGCGCCCCAAGACCTAGCAATGATGCGCCGAAAGTGGGAATAGCAGCCGCAATTGCTATCGCCGAAGCCTTTGCAATTTCAGTTGCAGCCATAGCTGTTACTTGATTTTTAAGTTGTGTTTTTATCGCCTCGCCAATGTCTTTTATAATTCCACCTTCTATTTCTTTTCTTTTTTCTGCTGCATCTTGATTAATTTCATTAATTGCGTCTGTCCTGTCTTTCTCTAATTCTTCTAACTCTTGATTTTCTTCCTCTCTTAATCTCTTTATCTCCTCACTTTTTTCAATTTCTGAATCAAAAGTAAGATTATTTATTTTTTGCAAATAATCTTTATTTATATCTTCTTTATCTTTTATGTGTTTTAATTCTATTTCTTTTATTCCCTCTCTCAATTCTTGTTCTATTTCTTTTTCTTTTTCAATTCTATTCTTCGTATTATTGACAATATTTTCTGCAAAATCTTTAAAATCAGATTTCCTCGCATCTTTAAAAATATTTTCTAAAACTTCTTGTTGTTTTAATTTGTTTTTAGTTATATCAATTTCTTTTAATGCATTTTCTTTTTCATTTTCTAATGCCTCATTGTTTAATTGTTCAATTTTATCGTTAAATTCATTTTGTAATTCTATTATTTCGTTTTGCCCTTTTTCTTTTATTTGCAACAATTCTTGCTCAAATGATTCCGTGTCTTTCATTTCTTGTTTTCTAATTCCATCTCTACCTTTTTTCAGTGTTTCTGCAACTCCGGGAATAGTTTTTTGTACTGCAAATAATAATGGATTTGATGCAAATTTAGCTATACCAGCACCATTTTCTTTAATAAAATCTTTATAAGCGGTAAAAAATTTTGTTAAAGCAGGTTTATAAGTTTCGAAAATAAAAGGGGAAACAATGATTTCTTTAATTTGCTCAGTAATTATCGCAATTATTGTTCTTAATTTAATGAGTTCAATTCTTATATTTAGTATCAATTTTTCCAACGCTATTGCAACGTCTATTTCGCTAAGTATATTATTTAATTTTGTTATTGCATTAGTTAATGTTGGTAAGAATTTATTTGCTAATTCAATACCAATGACTCGTATTGTTCCCCTAAATATTTTAAATTGCTGTGCAAATGTTTTTTGCTGTTCCTCAAATGCATTATTGAGACTATTTGTATCTTTTACTATTGAACTTAATATTTTGTCATAACTCGCTAGTTCTTTTTCTCCTAATGCAGCTATACCGGTTAATGCCCTAATATTGGGAATTAATTGCGCTAATTGATCCACATTACCTTCGCTTTTTTCTGCCAGTATACCTAAAGTTTTCGCAAGATTTCCACCGGACAACGCTGCTTTTCCAAACGGGATTCCGAGCTCTTCAAATAATTTCCTGGCTTCTTTCGCTGGATTAACCAATGCGGATATTGATTGTCTTAATGCCGTAGTTGCCAGATCAGTATCAAGCCCAGCTAAAGTTAATTGTGAAGTAGCAGCCAATAGTTCTTCAAATCTTATACCGGCCACTTTTGCAATTGGTGCAACTTTACCTATTGTTTTAGCTAATTCTTCTACTGTAGTTTTCCCGAATTTTTGAGCCGTAAAAAAAGCATTGGTAATACTAGAAACACTTTCTATTTCCCCTTTGTAAACATTATAAATTGTTGTAGCGCCATCAACCGCGGTCGACAAATCCGTAACACCGCCAACAGCCAATTTTGCCGCTTCATTAAGAAATTCTATAGCTTCAGATGCAGGAATTCCGGCAGAAATAGTATCAAACAAAGCTTTATTCGTATCCTCAATACTAAATCCAAATTCTTTTATTGTTTTTAATGCGCCTTTTTCTAAATCTTTAAAGCCTTTATTTAATGTCTTACCAACATCTTTAAAAGATTTATCATCCAATAGTGTTTTTATATTACGCATTGTTTTTTCAAATTTAACAGCATCAAAAGTTGCTTTCCCGACTGCAACCGAAAGAGCTATAAATCCCACTTTAGCTAATTTTTTAACTAAATTAAGTACACCAATTAAACCATTTTTAGCTAAATTAAGTGTTTTTAATGCTAAATTTTTAGCTGTAATAATTATTTCTATTTTATTTGCCATTTTTCATCCTTTTAATGCTTTGGTTTAGGATATTTATTAATTCATCTGTTGATTCATTGCCAACAATTTTAGTATTTAAAGATTTTAATTCTGTAATCATCTTTGATCTGCTTTCATCTTCTATGCCAATACGCGTTATTAACATATTGAAATTCCATTCATTACTATTTTGATTTATTAATTCTGATGGTAAAAAAGAGTAAGTTTTCGCGAGTGTATATAAAGTTTGAATTAAATTATAGTCTAATTCGATAAATTCAAATTTTTTTTTTTATGCCCAAACTATAATTGATTATTTTATTTAATAATTCTGTCAATTGTTCATTAGTTTCTGCTAATAACATTAATATCTTTTTTTTATCTATCGTAAACAAACCCTTTTTAATTTTCACGATAGCTTTATCCAAAATACTTAAAATTAAATCATTATTACTTTTTTGTTTATTATCCTTATAAGGCTTATTTATTACTTTATAATTTGAGATTGGGTATACTGAAACATTAATAAAATCAATTGGCTTAAGTTTTTTTATAAAAATCTTTAAGCCTGATACTTTTATTACAGTATACCCTTTTAATCTCTCAAACATAGTTATCCTTCTAGAACAATATCCGCAAGTTCGTTTAGGGCTTGAGAGTTTTCTAGCCCCATCGTTAAATCTTGAATCTGAAATTCCGATGCAGAATTACCAACAATAGAACCAGACGGCTGGACAACCGGCACATTTATAATACGCCTGTAACCGTTATAATCGACGGTTGTGCGCATTGTTAACTTACCCGGTTTGTTATCATCAAATGCAATTTTACTATTTATTGTATTAATTGTTGATCTCGCAGTTAAGTAACCAACCTCATCGATTGTAAGGCTGGTTGCCGACGCGGTTGTACTAGCTTGTATACCACGATCCGAATCAATATCAATTCCGCTAACTGAATTGGTCAAAGTGACTTCTGAAAATTGTTTGCCATCTTCGACACGCGTAACAATTATTTTATCATTTTCACTTGCCCGAATGTAATAATCAGTACTTTTTACCAAAGTTGCACTATTTATTGTTATGGTAGAAATACCTGCTGGAATAGTTGCAGTAGTTCCCCCTAATGTATTTACACCGCTAGCCGATCCAGTTGTAATTGAAGCGGGAGAAGTACCCAAACTGGTAATTGTCCCCCCCGTTAATAACTGCGCCAATTTTAAATCAACGTATCCAGTCCCAAGACTAACCTCGCCGCTCCTACTATGTATTGCAGAAGCTCGAATATCGTTATTTGCACCGCCTCGATGATCTGTTTTTTCATAAGTTAAATTAACGGTAAAAGTTTGCGGATCATCAACCGCATAAACGTTGAAGTCGGAATCGATAAAACTTACATTATCGACACCAAAAATAAAATTTCTAGCCTGTGTCATAGTCTTTGCTCCTATTGTTATTATTTGCCAAGCTTAAAAAATCAACCTCTATAAGCACCATGTAAAGGGATAGACTTCTTGTCTTGCTCTTTGGGTTTTATTGTTTCTTTTGTTTCTTTTATTTCTTCAATCTTATCTAATTCTTTAGATATAGATTTATTGTTTTTAACCATAAATCACCTCAATTTTTATTATATCACTTTAAACTAAAAGGCAATTTTATTTTATACCTAACTGCCGCAAATGGCGGAAACACTCCACCTCCTAATCCGAAAGGCTGAAATATATTATCGTAACTTATTTCTGATATATTTAGTTGTAATTCTTTGTTTTTATATAACTTTTCAAATATTTTATTACTAAAACTAAGAATGTTTTCCGTTAGCTGTTTATTATCTTCTTTTACAAAAGCGATAATATTAATATTTTGTTGTGCCCTAGAACTTTGATCCACAAATTCAATAGAACCTAAAACAAATGTAATATATGGAAACTCTTGATTTAATTCTGCATATTCTGTAGGATATATAAAATAATCCTGTACATTATCACATATTTCTAATAATAAATTTCTCAATAATTGTATTTTTTCGTAATTACTCATAATCGCTCCTTTTCTTTTATTCTTTTTATTTCTTTATCATATAAATCACGTGATTTTTTTTCATCGTTATCAGTTACGCCAAAAAATACCCGAATTACTTTACTTTTTCCCGCACCCTCTACATTATGCCAACGGGCACGATTTCTGGCGTCTTTAGTCGCAAAGAATATCTTTGCTGTTTGATTTGTTAATAAAATTTGTGTCATTTGATTTAGCATTTCTCCTGTTTGCGTCAAATTTACAGTTGTTTTTCCTTCTTTTGATGCATATTTTTTTGAATAAGGTTTAAAAGACTTGAGCTTAAAATCCTTTCCTGATTGTGTTGTTACAAATATTTTATTTTTAATAATAATTGCTATTTTTTTTAGAATTTTCCCATCATTTATTTTTTCATTAAATCTACCAATTTTAGAATTAAATTCAGTAATATCTTTTTCATTTATTTCTATTTCTATGCTCATCGCAACCCCAATGTTTGACCAAATATTTTCACATCATCTTCAGTATTGTTAATTACGTTGCTTGCATCTGTTATTTTTTCTTTATATTTTTGCAAATATGAATCTGCCTTCATACTTGGCGCATCTTCTTTAGCTTTAATTGCCTCCATAAAAATATAGTGCAAAGCCAATAATGCCGTTGGTTGTCTCAAAATATCTCTATTAACCAAATCAGAAATATCTTGTTCTTGCATCAAGAATATATCCAAAACCTCAGATGTTGCTATATCTATTTTATCTATTATTTTTGTTCCTAATATAGTTAAATCTTCTCTCTTAGTTAAATCTGCAATAGAGCATAATAATCTTTGTGTAGTATTTACCGTTTCGCCCTTTTCGGTTTCCGTAGAAGTTTGTGAATTAGAGAATGATATAGAATATTCTTTTTCATTCTGAACTGCGTATATCAAAGAAACATAATAATCTGGTGTAATAAAAACCTCACCAATTTTCGAATCATCTTCATAAAAATATATTTTATCATAACCTATTTTGTATATGTTCGATTTACTATTATAATTAAAGGATAAACCGGCAGATATAGTAATCGTATGATTTGTTACACTACTTATTTTTTTTATCTCTGTTTTTTCATCCCCCGGATTTCCAATTATGATATAATCGTTGGCGGCAAATCCATTTGAATTTAAAACTACAATATCAGTTGCGCCAGTTACCAATGCGCTTTCATTCCTTGTTTTCTCTAAAATATTATAATCTAATTTTCCCCATAGTGTTTGTTTATCTTCTGATATTATTACTTTCATTAATTTACTCCTTATTGCTAAATAGTTTTTTAAATATCCCCTTTTTATTAAAAATAGCTAATTCGCTTTTTATGGCTAAATTTTTTGCTATATCTTCAAATCTAATTTTTTCCTCGTTCAAATATTTACAATCTCTCTTTAGCTCTTCGATTTTTACAATTTGTTCATTAATCAATATCTCGCGCTTAGTTATTTCTTCAATCAAAAAAATACTTTCTTTTTCTTTTTCAATTATATTTTCTTTTTGTTTTATTAATTCGTTCTTTAAATGTTCTATTAAATCTTTCATTATTGCCCTTCTAAAACAATAATTCTATTATTTAATTCTTTAATCGCTTCTGTTATTACAGGAATAATACATGAATAATTTATAGCCTTATAGCCTTCCTTATCGGTTTTTACAGCCTCTGGTAAAACGGTTTCTGTTTCTTGGGCTATAAAACCGATATTCAAATTATCCAATTCGCTTTGTTCATTAAAACGAAAATAACGGCCGGAAAGTGCCAAAATCTTCTCAAGACAATTATTTAAATTAGATATATCTTTTTTAGTTCTAATATCAGATGTTCCATAATAACCAGTCCAATCAATATACCATTTTAATACCCCATTATTTCGCCCTGTCATAAAATAAAAATATTGTGAACCGTAACCATCAATTCTTACAATTTCATTGTATATACCAGTAGGATTATTGACCATAATAAGAGACGAGGCTGATGAGGGAGTAGTATTTATCCCTACTTTTGTGCCTAATTTAACCGTGCCTCCTGGATTAACATCTAAATGCTGCCAAGCATTTAGCGTAGCATTATGCCCCCCAATAGTAGCCACCCCAGAAAGCTGACCCATAATTACAGAAGCACTACTATAACCAAAAGCCGCCCCGCCTTTCCAGCTTGTTGGGATATTTGAGTAAGCTCTTAAATTAACTAATTGAGCGTCTGAATCCGCAAATTCTCCTATTCTTATTTTTCCCGTTGTGTAAATAGTTAATTTGCCATTTGCTGCGTATTCTGCTTGACCTCCAGACGCATCATAACCAATTTGAAAATAACCAGCTGACCCCCAATTGTAATTTGTACCTATAAACCACTCGGGAGTACCTTGATCTATTAAAATACCCGCTCCCCGTGAATCAATTGTATTTTGGATAATAGTACATCGCATCGAACTTGATCCGCCGCCTGTCATATTGAAAATGGCATTACTCGAGGAAAAAACACTGAAATTATCTATTATTTCCATTACGTAGGAACTTGGATCTTTCCCTATTCCGATATTTCCAGTATTATTCATTATAAAGCCCTTATTCCAAGTTATAGGATTGCCTGGTGTAACTCCTGAATCATAAAGGATTTTAAATAAATCACCTGTTTTCTGAATAGAATAATTACTTCCAAGCCAACTGCTTTTATCCGAGACCCCATCCAAATAACAATCAAAATAAAAACCTATGGTGTCGCTATCATAATGAACGTACTGCATGAAAGGCCTGGTCTGGTTTAAATCGTTATAAACAGAGATATTTGAGGAATCAGCAGTGAAGTGTGTGCCGTCTATAATCAATTTTCCGTATTTTGATGTTGGCGTAATACCGATACCCAAATTATCATTAACTCTAACGCCGTTACCTGTTCCCGCGATTGTAGGCGTTAATATCCCGTTGGTAAAAGTTTTCGCTCCCGCAATAGTTTGCGCCTGGTCATTTATATGACCCCAAGCAACCCCAGATTGCGCTAAATCCTTACCCGCCAATAAATCGTGATCTATTTCGGTGTATTTAATTTGATCTGGCCTTAATGGATATACTGACATTTTATTTCCTCACTGAATAATAAATATCTAAAACCTCAATATTTGCTTGTGCGCCGCTTTCATTTCTAACCAACAAATAAATCACATCATTTGTTTCTACTTGAGCAATTGCTTTAGGGGATACGGATATCGCCCTCTGAGAAGAAATAAAAGAAGCATCCGTCCCTCCGGTAATAATTAATAAACAATATGAATTTACAGGGGTGCCATTATCGGTGAAAGTAATCGCCGCGCCGCCCAATATATAAGATACTTGAAAATTATTAGTTGTGGCATTTACCACATAATAAGCTAAATCTTTTCTTAATTCCGCCGGTAAAGTTCCCTCTGAAATTTTAAAAGTTATTATATCCCCATTATTCAAACCGTGTGCGCTTTGAATTACAATATTCGTGGTATTATCAAAAGTCACTTCATATGTATTGCATTTTAAAACACAAAAAGAAGAACTAAGAATTTTTTCTGCTAATGTTGGTTTCATCAAAACATTAGCGGCCAATACCGGAGAAATTCCTTCCAACCCTAAATATTTAGCCCCGCCATCAGATAATAACTCAAATCTTTCGTCGGTTTCATATGTATATGAAACATTATACGCGATGAAAACCCAAGCATTTTTAGCCGGGTTATATGTTATAGCCGTATTATTTTCCAAATAAATTTGTATTGTCGCCGTGCTATCTTTTATTGCATAGTTATTAAATACTCTCAAGTCTATGTTATCCTGTTTTTTGGAAATATCCGTATAAAATCTTTCTGGTGGCGTAACAAAATTATTGTAAACACTACCAAAAACATTCCCTTCCATACTTATGAACCTTTCATTTGTTCCTAAATCCTGATGATAATTTGCTTCTATATTTAACAACGTTTTTATTGAAGGATTTGTACTTATAAACCGCAATGCGATCGTATTCGCGTTGTTTTGCCATGTTGTATGTACAACTTTTTGCCAGCCAACAAAACGGCAATTATCAAACGTTATACCCCCACCAACATAATTAATTGTTGAATTATTAAACGTTAAGGCTACGTCCTTGATTGTTCCTAAGCTGTCAAACGTTGTCAATACACCAGGATATAAGTTAGTTACAATAAATTCAGTCCCATATATTTGAGCCGTGGGATCACCGTCAATGTCAAATAAAGTTCCACCAGCAGCTGCGGCGATTATAAAACCAAAATTAAAAGCAAAAAAAGAACCGGCTGACATAGTACCCTGAAAAAAAGTCGCTCCACCCGTATAAAGAATACCTGAAAATCCAGGAATAGAAGCACTTAACGTGACAGTACCCGCAGACGGAGGAGCAATTGCATAAGGTATTAGAATGAATCCATTAAAAATATAATTCCTATTTTCAAGCACTATAACTCCGCCCGATGGCGCCGGTAAATCGTTAACTGAATTAACAACCTTTTCTAAAAGAGGCACTTTCGCTATGAATTCATTATTAATCCTTGAAGAACTCCAAACCTTACTAGTTGAGATTTCATCGTCGGCAATTACCGGAACACCTGGAATAGCTACATTATAATGAACTGTAAGCTCATCACCAACTAGAGGTGCAGCATTCATTGTAAAAATGCCAGTTGATGGAGACGTCTCCTCCCAGTCTTTATCTGATCCTTGAGATTCCATTTTACCATTTCTAACTGGCCATAATGTACCTTGTTGGTAAGAGCCATTAGGAACTTGGAAAACCTTATTATTACCGTCAATAACTCCAATTAATTGTCCATACGAACTTCCAGCCCCTCCAGAACTAGAAGCAATATAATAGCTTGAAATAGCATTATCAAGTTCATTTACAGCGCCGATTATGCTTTTATGTGAAGTATTAAAAGAAGTATTGCCAGGCTCCCCTAATTCTACTGGTGTCGTCGTAACATCATTATCTTTTAAGCCCCCTGTATCTATATCGATATTATCACCAGGAAATCTAGGCGTAATAGAATTACCAATTTTTTTCCAATACGTAGCTATTTTATTTCCTATATAACCGTTTGTTATCCCCACAGTTCTATTCCCATAGCACTATCTAGAGATGAAGTAAAATATGGACTAAATTCCGTAAGATTTTCCATTAATGGCAATTCTCTGGATGCTCCACACTGGATAATTCCCCCGGCCGTATTAACTGAAATTGAATTTGTAGCACCATAATAAATATCATTATCAGATAAATTATTAAGGATAATTGTTTTTGTTTGATCTAATGATTCTTTAGGTATATTAAAAATTTCCAGGAGTTTTTTTGGTGTTGTAGTTACATTTTCTCTTCCATCATAAAATAAACCGTTTACGCGAATTATTATTTCGGTTAATGACATTTTTCACCGTGATATTATAGATTTTTATTATATCACTTGTAATAATGCATTTTGGTTTAAATCTTTAATTATCTTTTTTGCTATTACTTTTTCATCCAATTTAATTTCCAATGTTTTTCCAATACCAATTTTTAAATAAGCTTCTTGTTTTATTTTTTCCGCTAATTCCTTATATAAAATATTTTTTTCGTTTTTAAAATATTTATCATACAATTTTTCAATCATTGGTATTGACATTTCATCAATATCCTTACATCGTAACGCTTGATATTTTTCTTGCGCCCAACAAATACGATTGTAAAAGTCTCGCATTAAAAGAATTATGCTTAATTTTCGAATTGGTAATCCAGCTTTTTTTCTTTCATCCACGTTCTTAGCCACATCCATTTCTAATAATTTTAAATTTCTATTAAGCGCCTTATTCCTTCTAATCAATTCAGTAGTTTCACCGAAATTCAGAATGTGTGCGCCTGTCATTATTAAAGCCGGCATAATACTTTCGTTTATATCGTTTTTGTCTTGCACTTGCTCGTGTATATATCCAAAAAACTCACCTTTATTTTTTCGATATAAACGCATTGGACTGTCCGCTTCAATGAAATTATCAAATTGAACATGATGCTGTGATATAATATATCCATTAATAAAATCACTATCTAAGAATTGCCTAAATGGTTTTTGCTTTAATAATATTTCATCTGTATCTATCCAAAATATCCATTCATTTTTTGCTTGTTTAACGACATAATTCCTGGCATTAGAAAAACCCCAATAATCAGGAGCCTGAATGCTTTTTTCTAAATATATTATTTTGACTTTTTTATATTTACCTATTCTTCGCTCTAATTCTTTGTTTTCATTTTGCTTGTGGTCAAGCCCAATAATTATTTCATCTACTTCATAATTAATAGAATCAAGCATTCTTTCAATTTCTTTTTCGGCATCTTTGGCAATAATACAAGCAGAAATCCCGGCATAAGGCCTTGTTAATAAATATTTTTTTCCTAAATCACGATTTCTTATAGCAAGATCATCTTTTGTATATTTAATAAGATAATTACCCAATCTCTCGCCATACATTCCAATCATATTATGAATAATATTCATCTTAAAATCTTTTCTGTGCCCTAACATTGTGCGAATATCATTTTTATCAAAACAATTAACGTGGTAATAAACATCATTTTCCATATTTTCTAAATGGCTGAGTTTTTCCCAAGCACCCTTTGGTACAGTAATAAATATTTTCCCGCCTGACCTCACCATATTTTCTAATCTGGATAATTCTGCAATAGGATCAAGTACATGTTCCAAATATTCACCAATAAAAATGGCATCATATTTTATTTTTTTTAGGTCATCTTCATTATTTGTGAAAAATATATTATCCGGATATTTAGCGTATTTTTTTATTCTTATTTTAGCTTTTTCAATAGCCTTTTCACTTATGTCATATCCTGTTATCCTACAATTAGGATTTCTATTGCTAGAAAGAATCGTTGCCCAACCCATATGACAAGCATAATCCAATATCTTTTCTATTTTATTATCTTGTATTTGTTGTGATAACCATTTAAAACGTGTATTTTGCTCCATTGCCTCTAAATCTAAATCTATTTTTTCGTGCGTTTTTTCGTTCTCATATATTTCTTTTAATGATTCTTTGCCGTCAACAAATCTAAGCATATTGTCTATTTGTTCTTTTTTTTCTAAATAATTAACATCTACCATATTTTTGGATGGTAATATTTTTCTTTGAATTAACTCTCTCGCAGCCACAATATCACTTTCATAAATAAATTTATTGATTATTCCCTGAGTATTTTTTGACCTTATTTCAAAATGCAATATAGCATCATCAATTATTTTTTTTGCTATATTATCCCAGTTGTATTTTTTTATTATTGATTCTTTATCTATATTTGTTTTTTTATTTTTTAATTGCTTTTTTAGTTCTACGATAAAATTATCATTATAAATATCTTCTTGCTCGGGATTGTCAATTTTTATATGGCCAGTTTCTACCAATGCAAATCCATTTGTGGAAATAAAAGCCGTTCCATTTCCTTGTGCTTCTATTGCAGATATACAAAATATTTCTGGGAATTCCGTTGGATATATAACAGCTTTACTTTCCGCAAGATTCTCATATAATTCCTTTTTGTTAAAATTTGCTAATTTAATGTTATAACCGATCTTTCCTAACCTAGCCATATAATCCAAGCAAATAGATGTTATTTTATCTACTTTGGGATCATTGATCGATTGATAAGTACAAATCATAAACTCTAAATCCTTATCTCCTAATTTTTCATAAATTTGTAAAGCTCTATACAATCCCCGTTCTGGTCGGGATGTATACATTATTTTATGTTTTTTTTCTTTATAATTAATTAATATTTCAGAATCAATACCATTAGGAATTATTTTTATTATCGATTCTAATTCCGGTAAATTTTGCAAATATTGTTTTTTATGAAAATCTGATAAACAATACATATAATCAATATTGTAAATTACAGACATAAGCATATCTTTATCTACTAAAATATCGTGATTCCATAAAATATTTAATTTTGAATTTATTTTATTTTTGAATAAATCAAGAAATCTACTAACAATCAATATATCGCATTCACCACAAAGAACGAATTGGTTCCAATTATCAATATTGTAGTATTTAACATTTTCATAAATACCGGGATTATCACATTTGCAAAAAACATCTACATTATGACCCATTTTTGCTAATGCTCTGGCCACATAAATAACAGCAGATTCACTACCACCTAAGGCTTTCTCATTTATACTATTACCATTGAATTCAATCCCAGCCGTTGCTATTACTATATCTAACTTCATTAAAAAACTCCTTGTCTTAATTATAATATATATTATATCTCAAAATATATTAAAAAACCCCGTATTATTTGGGGCTTTTTAATTCATTAAATCATTTTTTTAAATAGATAATGAATGTTTTCAATATCTATTTTTTCAAGTTTGCGAAACCCTAACATGTGAGCTTCTAATTTTTGTTCTAATTCTCTTACTAAATCCTCATCAATATTTTCTATTTTCTTTTCTTCCGTTTCTTTTTCTACTCGTTTTTCATTTGTCTCTTTTTTTATTTTTTTTTCTGTCATAACTAACTCCTAAAATAAATAGAGTGGGTTATTATACCCACTCTATTAAATCGATACTATGCGATTCCGTCTAGTCTACCGTGTGCAGTCTCTTCTTTGAATTCCATTCCATAAGTACCAGCAACATAACCCTTTTTGGCTAATGATCCATCGTCATAAGGTTTGGAACCAAAACTATTCCCAATATAAGGTGCTATTTTAATAAAATCCTTTCTTAGACAAAGCACCGTACCGCTTGGAATCCATCTTATTTGCCTAATCGCAAGACGACCAAAATCTGATAGATATGTTTCTGCCGGTTGTACACCAACTACCGTTTCCTGAATCGTTTGCTGTATTCTGGAATCCCTCGAATTAGAAATTTTTCTAAATGCAGTCACCCCAGCATACAAAGCGTATTTATCAATATTTGATTCAAGATCAGTATAAGTATTAATTGAAGCCATTACATTATTTAAAATTGAATTCGAAAATGTTGCATGAGAAACAATGTTTGTTGTGATTGAGTGATAAATACCAGCCATAGTTGTTTCTTTATCATCCGCTCCGATAGTATTTCCGTTAGTTCTACCCATCAAACAAGCTTTTTCTAATTGCTTCATTGCTTCTGTTGTTTTGTCAACTACTTCTTCGTCAAAAGGTTCTGGTTTTCCGGAAACTTTCATAACAACTTTGTTAGCTAGATTAGAAATATTAATATCTTCTCTAAACGTTTGAACAAAATTAAATTTATTAACACGGATTGTCCTTCTTTGTTCCCTTATTTCCGCACCCTCATAAAGCGCACTACCCAAAAACATTAATTGCGTTCCTGCCGCAGCACTATTTGCTGTAGTTCCTGCATAAGCACGAGTTACGTAAATTGTTGCGGAAGATGTGCCTACCGACGTGATATACATTTGCTCACCAGTACCAGATTCTTTTGCTAGAATATCGCCAATTTTTAGATATGCTGCATTTGCGCCAATTTCTATTCCATTAGATGTTCCCGCACTAGAAGCTATTGCAGAAGAAGTTGTATAACTATCTGGCAATAATGTTTTTTGTTCCCAAGAATACAATTTGGATTTTATTGATTCGTCCGCATCCCCAATGTCATCAAGAAATTTTGTTTGTGCAGGAGAGATCATGCTTACAATCTTACTAACATCTTCTCCTACTTCTGTTGAAAATATATCGTATACTGCTACACCTGAAAAAGCCATTTTAATACTCCTTACTTTTTAATTATTCGCTTTTCTTTGAGCTGCAAGATATAGCGCCATATCTCTTGTTGTTCGAGTTCTATTAGCTTTTTCTCTCAACTCATCAAGCGTTAAATCTTTATTTGTCGATATCGTTGGCTTAGCACTATCTGGTATTACCGAATTACTTGAACTGAATTTACCAAACAAATCAGGATTCTTTACGTAGAATTCCTCAAATAATTCATCCAAATTTTTAACTTTGCCTTCTTTGTCTACCTCAACCAAACTTTTATCAAATAGCTTTACATATTCAACTTTTTTAATACCCTTAATTTGTGCCAACATTTCTATTTTGTGCTGTATCCTAATGTTTTTTGCTTCTTGCCTTTGTCTTTCTAGTTCATCTTTTGTCTCTTTGTAAAGCTTTTCGAATTCACCTTGTTTTTCTAGTTTTTCATTTTCTTTCGCTTTTATTTCAGATTGGATTTTTTCAAGTTGTTGCCGATAATTCTTGGCCTCTTCATTCGCATCCCGCTTGGCTTTTAGGTTGTGATTGATTGCTTCCAAGATATTTTTGTTATTCTTGATTAAATCCTTTTCCTGATCGCTTAAACTCAAATTAGCAATTAAATTAGCGCTAGAATCATAACTGGTTTCATTTGGTTTTTCATTTTCATCTAGTTTTGTTGTTCCCTCAACATTTTGTTTACCTTCTTGGTTTTCAGGCTTAGTCATATATTAATCCTTCCGAGATAAATAAAGATTTTTATTATATCACTTATAAAAATTAAACACTGATTAATACTAAATTATCACTATTAAAGTTTTCACATGAAAGATGCGTCCAGGTGGGGGTGTCCAATTCCATAGCAGCAAGACCTAAGCTTTTAAAATAATTCACATAGTTTTCCCGGATTATATTTTGGACATCTGCCGCGGAAATGCCTTCTACTTTAATGTCAATTGCCATTCCCCTCTTGTGGGCTGAATTTTCAGCTCCGATTTTGCAATTATTATCCCTAAATCCTGAGTAATTATAATTACCCTTCATATGCCAGTTATTAATGATAACTGGTTTTTTGAAAAAATCACGCACGCCCTGCGCAATCCACATAATTACAGGGGAAACAAAACGAATACTTTTTGTCCCGTATGTTTGAAAAATTTCTTTTGGCACAAATTCTTCTAGCTGGAAATCTGGCGGCAATCCGAAACTATTTAGTTTTTTTTTTGAATGGCACTAATGACATCAGGCATCACTTTTTCAGCACTGCGCCCTATTACGTACCCACCTAGTCCAATTTGCAAAAGCGTCCAAGCTTGGGGAGCTAAACGAAATTTTAGCCAACCAAAACAATCCAATACCACAAGGAAAAGAAAGGTTAACATAGTAATTGGACGCCAACTGCGTTGTAACCACGAAGCCCCTTGCGCTTCTGCTTGAATAGTTTTTGATTGTGCTTCCATCAAGGATTGTTCATAATTCAAAACACGCGCTTTCATTTCATTTTGAATTAATTCCAATTTGTTCTTGAGTTCAAGTTTTTCTTCTTCGCTGGTGTGGATGTTATCAACTAATTCGGCGGCCGGCTTGAAGATATCGCCAAGAAAATTTAATATGCTCATTTATTTCTCCTTTGACTAATTATTATTGCGTTATGCATTGCAGTTGCTTCTTTTAATGAATTAAAACATTTAATAATAGTTCCTATTGGCTTATCTGTTTTACTCCTCTTCTTTTGTGTATGTCCGTGTACCACACAATATTTATTACCGCGTCTTTCTATCATAATTTTATTTGTCCAGGCGCCGGTATCATTCTATGACGGCAATTCCAGCCGCCGGGAGAAAAGAAGCCATTTAAACCACTTCTATTTAATCCGCTAAATTGTTCTATTTGCTTGGCATTAAATACCTTCCCAACTCTAGCCCTACAAAAAGATCGTACTTTTTTATCTGCTATCGGGCCAGCATATAAATATCTTTTAACCCCTATTTCATCATATAATTCCTGATCGATTGATCTTGATAACCCAAAAAGGCTTGTTCTCATATATGTTTTACTATACCGGGATAATTTTCCCGCTTTTTCTCCTCTACCAAATAAATCTCTTGATAAATTAGCGATCGTCCTTTTCATATCAGATTCAAGAGCAATAGCATTAACAAGTTGTGCTTTGATTAATCTGTCTAGCTCTTTTCCCTGTTGAAATAATTGGTCAAAATCAATTTTCTGTAATTGTTTTATTATTCTTGCATTTTTATAGTCAAATGTGCTTTTAACTCCTATTCCAATATTAAAATCCTTGGAATAGCCAGCTACTTTAACATATTGCTTTATGTGACCTTCAACCAAATTCTTATATTTTAATTTTTCGGAAATACTAAGCGCTTGTGCTTTAGAAAAATTTTTTGAAGTACGCTTTAATAGTCCCTTATCAAGATCAAAGTTTTGTTTTAATAATTCAGCTTCATATTTATCCTGATATCTATCAATTGCAATTAATAATCTTTTATCAATACCTTGCAACCTATTATTTAATCTAATTAATTCCTTACTTAATTCCTCTTGTGTAGGCATTATTCATCTTCTTCTTTTTCTTTTTCTTTTTCTTTTTCTTCTCTATTTAATTCTTCATTTAATTCTTCATTTAAAAAGGGATTTTTTTCTAAATTACTGGCTTTTTCCTTTTCTATTTTGTCCAATACTACTTGTGCATCATCTTCAGTTTTAATATCTGGATTTTCTTTCATCAACCAAGTCTTTTTTGATATTAAACCATTTTCATGCATAATGATATTATGCTGGTCTTCTTCTTCGATGGTTCTTGGAATTTCCGTTTCAACATAATCAACAAATAATTCCGCTTTATCACTTATTTTTTGTTCATTATGATAATTATTAACAATTTTAATTAATTCAAATATTTTTTTCTCAGCGTCTCTATAAAATGGCTTATCTCTATCTACAATTTCCGCTTGTTGTGCATGTTGTAATTGCAAGCTCTGTGAACTTGATCTCTCAGCACTTGGTGTGAATTTCTGAGGGTCTATTCCATATTTTATAGATAAATTCATTAATTTTTTTACTATGTTATCATCCAATTCTTTTATTTTTGCCTCAGGTGAACGGAAATAAAAATCATTGTTTTTTGCGGTTTCATCGTCCGCAGGTATAGTTATTATCATAGAAGGATCAATGATTAATTTTGTGTTTTTTGTGTCCCCCTTAATACAAGGTTGTGAAAAAGCTTGCATCTTTGTCAAATAATTTAGTTCAGTTAATTTTTGGTTAATTATTTCATTTGCATTTATCAAATTATCCCCACCCTCAATAAAGTATTCATCAGTGGGATATTCATCTCTAAGCGTAACAAATGGCATAACTCCATACGGATTTATATTTTCAGTATTTTCAACTTGTTCTTTTATTTTTAATTCATATTTATTTGTAGTAGAACTTTTTTGAAATACAATAAATTTATTATCTGACCAATAGTAATAAATATTTTGCTGATTTGCCCAAGGATCATTAAATGTATTTTTATCATTTCTGTTAAATTGTTTTTCTGTGTTAAAATCAATCGTATTAATATAAATTAAAGCATCTATATCAGTAGGATTATCAATTTTTTTGACTACATCGTAAATATTAGGAGTTAAAATATCAAATTCAACTCTTTCATTTCTCCATACAACTCGAATTAAAGTGTTTTTACATAATTTTGTATATTTGTTTGCGGTTGCCATTACTAAATTGAATTGGGATTCATTTATAATTTTTTCAAATATTTCCTCATCAGATTTATTGGCATTGACCAATTTTCGTATGGGTTCTTTTGAATATATAGTTGAAATTTCATCAATAACAATCGATGTTACATTATAAAATTCTTTTTGTAATTTTAATTGATCTGGTTTTTGGAAAGCATTATTTAATATTTCGTTTAAATATTGAAGCTGTTTGTCTTTATAGTAATCTAATCTTTTCTGCATATCCTTTCTTCTTTTTTTAGAAGATTCACGATCCATTATGGTTATGGCTTGTCTTAATTCAAATTCGTTTTCTGGTGTCTTTTTAAGAAACGGCATAATAAATTCCTTGTTTAGGTTTTTATTATATCACTTAATTTATTAGCTTGATTTGATTTTATTTTAGATTGTGCTAAAATACTTATCGAAATTTTCTTTTAAATAGGATATCATCCTAGATTAACCCCTGGAAAAGCCAGGGGTTTTTTTATATTACTTGTTATTTTTAGACTAATTTTCAAAATCTTTTAAATCTAAAAACTCCTTACAATCAAGACAAAAAACAAACTTTTTTGTGAATATCCAGAACGGTAAATTCCTGATGATAATGTTTTTATGTTTGCACATAGGGGGGAATGTTGCTGATATTGTATTATTTATTCCGTTATTTTTCAGTATTAAATCGTAATACCTATTAATGCTTACATTTGTCATATTATTATCCTAACATTATTTTTTCTTACATAAGCGGCCAAAGCTTTGCTTGCCTGCACAATATTTCCCGTTTCTTTCAAAAATTCATATAAATCTTTGTGTAGAGCGGTCATATGGATATTGCGATAATATTTTTTATTAGCTCGCTTGGCAGCCGATCTTGAATTAAGAACATTACTAAGCTTTGATGCTATGTTTTTTAAAGTTTCTATATCGTTTTCTTTTTCATCTGGCCTATAATTTAAAGGTTTCATTTTTTTTTATTATTTCAGCAATTCTACTCAAACGAATAATGGCTTCATTTATAGTAATACCATTTTCACAAGCAGCCTTATGTAATATTCCAATGCCTCTCATTATTAAAACTTCCATTTCATTATCCGATAAATCCAAAACATTACAGCCAAAATAATACATCTCTTTTCTTAAATATCTTATTTTCTTTACTTTTTTATATTCAATATACCAATCAATTATTTTTTTTATCATACTAATATCTTATAATATATATCTATTCTTGTCTAAATACATTTAAATTTCGGCGTACTTTATTCGCAATATAATATCGCAACATATCACAAAAGTGATCATTAATACCGTCTTTGATTGGTTGACTAGTTTCTTCATCCCTAACGTAATTCTCAACCCTCTGAGCGGGTAAATCACCATCTTTATTTAACAGAATAGAATCATTAAAATAAAATCTCACTTCTTTTTTTGCATTCATAAAATAACTATTTAAGATTTCACAGCTCTCTTCAACACCAAGGCTTTTAATGTATGTAAAATTAATGTTATATTCATTTTGTATTATTTTTAAAAGAGATATGCCTATCTTAGTTGCTTGGCTCCTGCCTCTAGCGGCTGGATCGCAATAATAATTATCTATGTTATAACCTTTGGTTAAAATATATTTCATTACGCTGGGATATCCAGCCCCTGACAATTCAATTGCGTCAATTAAATAATGCTCTTCTTTGATTTTTGATTTATTCAATTTATCAATAATTTTTCTTGATTGAAAAAAACCAATGCAAGTTGTCACTACACCCCAGTCAACAGATACATCAACAGGTAAATTGTCATCATATAATCCCGTTTTAACATGTAAAGAACGGTCAAAATTATCCAAAATCATCTTTTCTGATCCCTGATATTGACCATATAGTCTCATTTTTGCTTTTCTTGGTGATAATGTATTTAATAATTCCTCTATTTCATCCTTTGCGATAAAAGGATTATCAGCCATCCCCCAATTATAAATAGCTATTTTAGAGCTTTTGTTGTTAAATATTCTTTTATAACTCCAAGTAAGTCCTCGTAAAGGCGTAAAAGTCATTATTATTTGCGCTTTATAGTCGATCGTTCTCATATAAACCTCATCGTATATTTCTTCCGGCGGCTCCTCGTCTATCCAAGCAGCAATTAGTTTTGCTGATTGAAGTTTTCTTTCCCCTTGTTCATACGATTTGAATTCAAGATTTATTTTTGCTCCATATTTATTTTTTATTTCAATACTTTTTATTATATTTCTTCTTAAATAATCAATATGGATGATATTTTCTGATTTAAGATATTCTAAAATTTTTTCTTGCGTGCCAGTTTTTTGTAGATCAAAAGATTCCGATAAAACCCAAGCATTACCGCCAGTTTTATGGTTCATAATAATTTGAAGAAATTTTACTGCACCGGCCTCTGTTTTTCCCGCTCTATTTGCACATATAGCAGCAACAACTTTAGACTTATCTAGTATAAATTTTTCTTGCTTTGCTTTAGAATCTATTTGCGGTAAATCATAACCATAAAAAGTTGGTTCTTTAGCAATTTTTTCAATTGGAATAAAACGTTTGCGGAGTAATCTTATTTCATATAATTTTTTATAACGTCTAACTATTTCCTCAGCTTTTTCATATTCATTCATTTAATGATTTCAAGTTTAATCCTTCTTTTTCACAAAACCTTTCTATTGTTAATCCTTGTAATTCAGCTTGTGCTCGTATTTCTTCAAGTAATTTTTCTTTTGGACTTAATTCTTCTTGTTTGACTTCTAATTGTTTTGTATCTTTCCACCCGTGATTATTTTTTAAACAAAAAATAGACATTGTAGTATTAATTTTATTCATTATAGAATATTTTACAATTTTAGCCTCTTGAATCTCTTTTGCTCTTTTTAAAAGATCGCTAAACGAATCAAATTTATTAGCGAGATCACTCGTTAACTCTTTAGAAAAACCATTTTTAGTAAGGAATTCTATCATAAAGATATTTACACTTATTAAATTACCATCATCATTTATTTTAGGCGGTAAATTTAGCCAATCAATTAAATCATTGCCTAATTTAAGCGCTTTTTTCTCTGTCCATTTTTCAGCGTTTTTATTTCCGATTTTACCACCCACTTAAACCCTCATCTTTTTTATTTTTTATTTTATCATTAACATTAATTCCCTTTAATTTCATAATATCCCGAATAATACAAGTAGTTTCAGGAATAACTACTTTTTTTTCACGTTCAAAAGCCATTGCGATATCAAGGCGTTCATAGAGTATTTTTTCTAGTTTTTTATCTCGCATTAATATTTCTTTCAATATTTTTCAGCATATTCATAGAGCCAACATTAAATTTCTCCTCATCTTTAAATTTTTGACTTGCATTTCCGTAATCTCTCAATCTAGTGCGATGTATATTTGCGTGGCAATTATGGCACAAAACAAGGATATTTGAAGGATCCATAATCATTTCAAAATTATAAATTTTTTTAATCGGCACAATATGATGGCAAACCAACTCTCTTCCTTTATTATGCTGCTCTTTGCATATTTCGCATGTTAATTTTTTCTCTATTTTATGCTGTATGGCGAATTTTATATATCTACTATAAATTTTATATTTATTTTCAGACATTCTTATTTTTTTTATTATTGAATTTTTTAAAAAATTTAAATATTGTTTTTATCACTAACTTTGTTTTTTTTCTTATACAGAATCGAATAACATAAAACATAATCTTCTTTTGTTGTTTGATTTATTGTTAGTATTTGCGATTCGTCTATTTTATTATCAACAATCCAATTATTGACCTCATTTTCTAATTGCCCGACGTCTTCATTTTGAAATGTTTTTAATCTCATTGATTTTCTCCTTTCTTAATATACATTTTAATATCAGTATAATGTACCGAAAAATATTTAGGTTCTTTATAATCCGGAACCGGCCAAGTCGGAAACGTTGTTTTTATCAAATATACTTGATCCCCTACTTGAAAATCGTCCGGCACATTTTTGCCAATAGCCTTAATATAATATCGCTCTTTTTCCTTTTTTATTTCTTTTTTTGTATCATTAAGTAGAATTAAATTACTTTTTTTTATTTTTTCTACTTTTATTTCAATTAAAACTTGTCCAGTCGTTGGAATTAATTGCATTTTCATTTTTCTCCATTTCGTCTGATATTTCTAAGATTTTATTCATAAATAATTTATAGTCTATATTTAATTCTAAACAAACCTCTTTAATTAAATACCTTTTATAATCTACTCTTTTTAAATACAATGAATTCATATTCTTTTCCCAAGAATAACTTTCACTTTCACCTTCGCAATTATTATCGTTTGAATTATGGGTAATATGTTCTATTACACCCGTTGCAATAATATTTGTCACATTATTTTTTTTATACCGCATCTGCCTTGTTATTCTTGGAATCGAATATTTTTCATCATAACAATATCTTTGCGCTGATTTTATCCAAAATATTTCATTGCAATCATTACAATTATTTTTACTGCAGAACTCTTTCTTTTTACCCATTTTTAATATAATATATATTATATACCATTATTTCAAAGGTGAAAATATGCATAATAAAATTAAATTATCTAAACTCGCAAATGCTTTTGGATTAGAAAATTTTTTAAATAACAAAGATATACCTATTGCAACAAGTTTTAAACTTTTGAGTTTGACAAAGAAAATAAAATCACTCAAAAAAGATTTTGAAGAAAAAATGGAAGAATTATTTTCTAAATATGGAATTACGGATAACGGACAAACGAAAATTATAGAGCCAACTGAAGAGAATGCACATAAATTTAATAAAGAAATAAAAGAATTAGAAACAAATCGTCTGAATTTTTTAAATGAAAGAGCCGAATTATTAAATGTTGAAATAGAAATTCCTATAACAAAAATATTACAAACAGAATTAAAAAATATAAAGATCGCGCCCAATGATTTATCTATCGTATCAGAATTCATCGATTTTGAATAATCTCAATTTCAACGCCTTCATTTTTTGAATTAATAACGCAATCCTCAAACGCCCTTATTTGCCCCTGTCCGTCGTTTTTTATGGCTTTCGCAAGAACTAACCCATCTAATATAAATTTCTTTGCAAATGAGGCATTATCTAAGTCAATGCGTCGATCCTTTAAATGCCATCTAAATATTATTTTTAATGGTTTGTCACTTTTTTGGATTTCTTTTGCGTAGTTCCTTGTTGAGTAAAAAGCTGCTAGAGTTTCTTCTCTTTTGATATTTGCCGCGAGATATCTATTTGTTCGCTCTGCTTTGATATATTCGTTTAACGTTGTAAATTTATGATTTATAAATATTTTCATTTTCTACTTAAATATTTTTGTACTATCAAACATAAACAATAAACAAAAAACCAAATTAAAAAAGTTATTAATATTCTGGCCATCTATCCACCTCAAACTCGTTTTCTTCGCCAAGTGATTTTTTGCATTCTTTGCAGTAGAAGAAAACTTTATTCTGCCCGTTTTTATTTTTTACAGCTACAGGCTCCGGATTTATGTTTCCGCATTCGCATTTCATTTTTATACCTCTAATTATTCACAA